CGCAAAGGCCCCACCGGCATCGGCCAGGAAGAATACGCTATTCATAAGAGAGCATTTGTTCTACAAAGGTAGCCCGTCGGGAAAGGATAAAATCACTGGGTTCGTGATTTTTTCGGTGCCTCAGCCGCCCGGAGTGCGGTGATTTCCTCGACCGAGTAGGCCTTAAAATAGACCTGGTGGATGGCCTCCCGAACGAGATCGGCCACCTTGCTGCCTGGGCCACGTTCATCCGCAAGGTTCTGCAAATGGGATTTCATCCCCTGAGATACCCGGACGCGGATTGTTTCTGTCATTTTCATTTAGGAACAATGTACCGCAAAAAGCCCCTCTCGCAAATTTCTTCGTCTAAGCGAAAGAATTATCTTTCCTATTGATTCCCATTGTGGCACAAAATGCTCCAATGAACAAAGCGACGCTTGATAGCAAAGTGAACGTGCGACTTGCAACTCCAGTATTTAAGCACCTCCGCAAGCTTGCAGACGCAGAAGACCTCAAGATCAGCGACCTCGTTCGCCTCGCGATCCGCAAGACCTACGGAGCCCCAAAGAAAGTTTCCTGAGCTTCCACTCATGAAGATCCTCAACAAGTCACAACTCGCCGAATCCCTCGGTCGTTCCCGTGGCTATGTGACCGCCATGGTGACAGGAGGGTATGAGATGGAGTTCGGGACGACGACCACCCTCCCCCACGCCCTGGCATGGCTCAGGGCAAATCGCGACTTCCGCTCAACAGGTTTTTGGTCCCGGAGAGGGCTTTCAGGCACCCCTTCAAATCGTGCGCGCCTAACCGCTGATAAACCTTGTGAACCACAGCACTCGAATGGCCGATAAACCTCATAGCCTGCTGCTCGCTGACATTGCCGCTACGGGCCAGCCGCGTGACTGCCGTCACTCGGGTGGAGTGGAAGCTGATGCCACGCTTGCGGAGCTTCAGCTTTCTGAAAAGTCGGCTGAAGTCTCGTGCGGCCTGATTATGATACTCCCAAGTCACTTTTCGCTTCTTGGATTTGAGATCACGGATGAGCGGGATCAGGTCGGGATGGAGCAGGGTGACATGGGTGGAGCCGCCCTTGATCTCGAATGTCACGGTGCCATCCTCCAGGTCGAATGCGCTGAGCGGCAGGGCCGTCTCGCTAAGGCGGCATCCCTGATGCAGTGCGATCTCAAAGGCAATGCGCTGGTCACTTCCCTCGGGGAGGTTGGATCGGATGAGTTCGATGTCAGCAAGGGTCATCTCTTGGCGTTCCTTGGCCTTGACCGGATCGATCCCGAGGCGACTTGCTGGATTGGAGTGGATCCATCCGCGCTTCTGCGCCTCAAAGAGGATCAGGCGAAGAACCTTCAGATCGAGCAGGACGGTGTTGGTGTGGGTCTTTCCCAGTCCACCGACATCCACCTTTCTTCTTGCGAAGTAGTCGAGGCAATCGGCGCGGGTGATCTGCTCGGCAAGGGTGATGCCCTTGGCCTCGAAAAAAATATCCAACGCGACCCAGCACTGGAGGTATCGCCGCAGCGTCCCGCCGATCTTCGTCGCGGCCAACCACTCTGGAACCCATGTCTTGAGCAGCCGCTCCTTGCCGGGAGCCGGGCCTCCGCTGCGGATCTCCTCGATGGATCGCAGCATGGAAATCTCGCGGGCCTTACGGGTCTCAAGTTTCGAGTCGAGGCGCAGGGAAGTGGTCTCGCGCCGGATCTTGCCGGTGGCATCGCGCCACTTGATCCACCAAAACGGGGAATTTCGTCGGGTAAAAATCGAGGCCATTGGATTTCCAGTGTGCCCCAGTGTGCCCAGCGATACCAAAAACAACCCAGCAAAATCGTTCGTCTACAGAGAAAACCACGCAAAACCATGCAAAAAAATACCCCATGCGCGTACCGAGGGTTCGAATCCCTCCCTCACCGCCACTCTGTTAGAGCGGCTTTCCAGTGTGCTCCAGTGTGCCCTGCGGGGCGAAGGGGGGGCAAATGATCGCCCTGCTTTTTGCTGTGGGGACGGTCGTCCTCTTTGTGGGCCGTCATGAGTTGGCTGAGGTTCTTTCCGGGCTGTTGACCCGTTTCACGGGAGGTGCCAAGTGAGCGATCCCACCCTCGAGGCGGCTCTCGCCTATGCACGTGAGTTCCAGAAGCCGGTCGGGTTCTGGGCTCGGATCTGGGCTTGGTATAAGCGCATCACTGGGTATGAGGCGGCGGTGAAGGCAACCCTCTGGCGCGAGTATATGCGCGTGGAGAAGAACCTGAAGGGGGGCAAATGAGCACTCAGCTTCACTTCGATTTCTACGCGACCCGTGAGGAGTTCGTCTCGGCCTTTGTGGAGCAGTTGCTCCATCTCGCTCCGAAGTTCCGCATCCAAGGGAGGTCAAAATGAAGGACTGCACTCCCTTCTACCAAGTGCTGCTGGCGGTCACGGCCTCGGCCCTGCTCTGGAATCTCTACAAGTCAGGAGGTGGCCGATGAATGCCACCAATCTCGGCATCTGCACGATGCCAGGCTGCCTGACTCAGGCTAAGTGGGTTCACGGGACTCCCCTTGAGGAGGCCGGTGGAGAGCAAGTCTTCCCATGGGAACTCTGCGACTGCTGTCACGAGTCGGTGGTCGCGGCGGATCGAGTGCTGGCGGTAGCTGGTATCGACTTCCCCGATGAGGTGCAGTGGTGCATTGAGGCGGCCCGCGCCCGGCGTCAGCGGATGCTCAAAGTGGAGGCATTGAAAAAGGCATGATCTCCGCATCTCCCCAGGAGGCGTTCCGCGCCTATAGCAATGACACGGCTGAGTCGGCCTACACGCCTGACTATGCCGCCGAGATCGACAAAGAAGAGGATATTCTCGCCGATTTTCTTGGCATTACACCGAAGCAAGCTCTTCGCGTTCTCGAATGGCATTCAGAAGAAAAGAAAAAACTGGCTGGAGAGCACAGGGAGTCATTTGGGCGTGTGATCGGGTTCTTGCTTCGATGCGACAATCTGAGGGTGATGCTCCCGGCTTTAGCTTGCTCATGGGGGCTGGATCAGGTCGGTGAAAAGAAGTCTCAATCCCAGATAGCAAGGGAGTTAGGGGTTACCAGATCCCTTTTTAGTCATTACGTCAGCGCATGGACAGACTTGTGCAACGGGGTCGTCACAAAGTTCAGGAAAGCACCAAAAACCAGAAAGATTTTCAAGGAACTAGCTACTGACCCATTCACCTCAGCAAAAAAACAAGCCATCAACAGATTGAAAAACACATGCAACTAACAGAAACAAAAAACGCATTCATTCTCGGGATCATTAGTGAGATTGATTCAAGAGACATCAAGATCGAAAGAGCTTGGGAGATACTAGAAAGCGCAAATGCCGCAAGGCATCTTGGAACCAAGCTGTTCAATTATGTCAAAGATAGGTGCATCGAAATTGCACAGAATCAACTTGAGTTAGATTTTGAACAGGCGCTTCAGGTCGTTGCCGACAAGGTTGTCCAGTTCGAGTTTAACCTCGGGGTGAAATGGCCTGAGGAAAAACCGAACCTTAACATCGGGTTGGGCAAAGGAAGTGCAATCATTTCAATCGAAGGGATTCGGCAGGAGTTTGATATGTGGAGGCGCAAGGCCGAGGTCGAAAAGTGGGGCACAGTTGAGCGTAAGAAGGCGTGTGAACTGCTGCGCCCGATGGTGGAGTTCTACGATTATCTGCTCTCGACGGAAGGAGGTGCGAAGTGATTTGCAACTTTGATGACTTAGGTGCCGATGACGTTCACTTTCCTCCCGATAAAGAGCCGGAGCTTGGAGTTCCTTATGCTACTACTAACGGGTTCCCAGGTATTTCCTTTCAGGATTCCTACGGGAAGAAGTGCAAGATCCAGATGTCTTCGCTCTGTGAAGGATATCCACCGGGAATGTCTGCGCTTTGGATATGTTGTGGAAAGGATGAAATGCACCTTACCCGTGATCAGATCATCTGCTTGTTGATGGAGTTGGATAGCTGGCTTCGAGATGGGATTTTTCTGCACCAGAAAAAGGAGGAAGGGAAATGAGCCTTCATCTCGATTTTTACGAGGCGGATATGGTCGCTTTCTTTCTAAATCTCTATCGGGATGAGTTCCGAGAAGAGTGCAAGAAATTCGATGATTACAGTGACGAATACATTGATGAGATAATTACAAAGATTTCAATTCACTGCTTCGAGGAGGCTGGAAAGTAATGGACTCAGGCGTTCTCGATCTCTGCGATGAGATCCAAGCTCTGAAGGCCGAGTGCCGTCGGATCCGGGCGGCTGCCTCCCATGTGGTGGACAAGTCTTCCTTCTCCAATCAGGAGGAGCTTGCCGAACTCGGGAAGGCCGTGCGGAAGCTCCAGATCGAACTGGACCGCTTCGCCCCGTCGATGGCGATGGATGCTCCGAAGAAGAGGAGGATCAAATGAGGCAGGTCGAGGTGGATGACGCGCTGATCGAGCTGGCCGAGGCGATCATCCTGCAAGCGGTCGAGGATTATGTGAATCTCTCCGAGAAGAAGGTGATCCGAGGCCGCGAGGTGGATGTCTCTGCCTGGGCTCGGCGCGGTGGAACCCGTGGATACTGCAAGCCCATCGGATACGACTCGGCCTCGTCTGTCCTCGAGCTGATCGGGTGGCTGGCCGGTCACGGGCTGGAATACCTCTGCAAGCTGACGAATCACCACGCCTGCCGCATCCGCAAGCGGATCGGGCTGATCCCCAGCTCGGTGGCTCCGCTCACCATGGCGGAGATCCAGAAGTTCCACAATTCCCTCGCACTCTTCCGCCGGTGGGAACGTGCCAGAACGGATGTCTGACTCATGAAAAGCGAAACAACCAAGGTGGGGGATCTGGTGACGCTCAAGTCCTCCGGGCGGGTCATGAAGGTGGTCCAGATTCATGCGAAGACCAGTCAGGTCTGTGTGATCCCTGCCGACTCGACCGGAGGCCCCGGGATCTGGGGGAAGCTGGACGCCCTCGAGGTGCCCGGCCTGCGCTCAACGAACTCAACTCTATCACTATGAATAATCAGGAACTCAGGAAATCATTAGCTGCATTCCAGCATCCATCAATTCCCGAGCGGTACCATGCTGTCAGGGGAAGTAAGCTGCCAGATCGTGAACGAGAACGGGTAGAAGTTGGAAGTGTTTCGATACCGTGGGCCTCCCCGAGGTGGTGCCGACATAATATTGACTTGGTATATCAATCAACGGTTTACAAACCTTATTTTGAAACCTTCACTACAAGTTACTTTTTCTGCACTAAGTGCGGAACCAAGTGGGAGGCGTTATGTCCGTGACGATCCTCGAACGGGCTTCCCGTTATATCGCGCGCATGGATGCGGCGGTCGCCGGATCAGGGGGCCATGATGCGACCTTTGCGGTGGCGTGTGCGCTCGTGCATGGGTTCTCCCTGGGCGAATCGGAGGCGATGTCGCTCATGCAGGAATACAATTCGCGCTGCGCCCCTCCATGGTCTGAACGGGAGCTGGCCTATAAGCTGCGATCCGCCGCGAACTCTCACTCCTCGAAGGGCTCTGGCTATTTGCTGGGAGGGAAGGCTGAAGGCGGAAGGCTGAAGGCTGAAGACTACAAGCCACTTCCTAAGCCTGAGCCGGTGGAGTTCGACCCTGCGGCTCTGGCGGCTCTCGCTGGGGAGTTCCGCCCACGGCTGGATTGGTTCGCGGCCCGATCCTATGCCGATCCCTCTCTGCTGGACTCGGCAGGGTTCCTCTCTCTCCTCTATGCGGGGGAGAAGGTTTTAATTTTCTCAGATGATAAGTCGCAAGGTCAAGCTCTGTGGCCAGATGAGCCGATCCCGGCCTGTGGCTCCCGGGGGATGTGGTATCTGGCCAACCCTGTCGATGGCCTCGAATACCCGAACCCGCGCACGGGGAAGCCATCACGCCGCTCCGAGGAGTCGGTGACGCGCTGGAAGTTCGCCCTGCTGGAGTCCGATGAGGCTGATCCTCGCATCTGGCTCGGTGCGCTGGCCAAGACGACCCTCCCTGTATCGGCGATCTATTCCTCTGGGGGTCGCTCTGTCCATGCGCTGATCCGTGTGCCGGGCAGTGGCACGGGGATGTCGGCTCTCTCCGGCCCGACCTCGAAGGCGGAGTGGGACGCCTGGGCTCGCGCTCAGAAGGGGACTCTCGCCCGGATCGGGGCTGATCCGAAGGCTCTGACTGCGGTGAGGCTGACCCGGCTGCCCCAGCAATACCGCTCGGAGAAGGGGGCTATGCAAAAACTGCTCTATGTGAATCCGTGGCCTCCCTTCGGTGAGCGGATCATCGACCGGCCACCCGTCCGCGATGCGCTCCGCGATGCGGTGGAGGCGGCTCGCGCTGCGGCGTGGGGTGAGGATGCCGAGGCGATGCTGGCCTGCGCGGAGAGGCTGGAGTTTTACGCTCCCTGCAATGGGAAATTCTCCCCGATGGCCTCGGAGCTACGACGGGACGCGGGGGCTCTGGCCGATCTCCACCACCGATAGGGGTGGGAGCAGGGCTGAAGACTGAAGGCTGAAGGCTGAAGAAACCAAACATTTGACTGACTCGACGAATCACACGCACATGACTGAAAACAATCCAACGAACAATCCCCCCCCCGGTGGCTCTCCGGCAGGGGCTGAAAAAAATCAAGGGGGGGTGGATCTGCCTCACATCGAACTTCCGCGAGTGGGGAGGATCCTTTCGGACTTCGCCAATGACATCGGCGAGGTGATGAGCAGGAATGGGGTCTTCCTCCAAGACGGCCTGCCCGTGGTGCTGGAGCCTAAGACTGACCGGATGCAGCCCCTGACCCCTGCCTGCTTCCGCACCTATGCTGAGAAGAATCTCCGCACGGTGAAGCTGGTGAAGATGCCATGGAAGAAGGAGGACGGAAGCGATGCCTATGAGGCGCGTCCCGACTCCATGAATAAGATGCAGGCAGAGGCTTGCCTGACCTCGCACCAGTTTCTCACCCTGCAACGGCCTCTGCGCCGGATCTCGCGCATCCCTGTCCCGATCCTGCGAGGTGGTGAACTCACTCTCCAGACGGCGGGCTATGACGCGGAGACCAAGATCCTCGTCAAGGAGGCGTAGGCCGAAAGGCTGAAGGCTGAAGGCTGAATCATGAAGGATGGAAACCGAAAGACTGCCGAGAACGGCAAGGGCGATTCGCCCAGGAATAATTTCTCAAAGGAGTATCGCAGCCGGTATGCGGCGATCAGCTGGAAGAAGAAGGAACAGAAACCAAAACAAAACACGCACAAACCATGACCTATGACCTGATGCCCAAGGAGGCCGCCGTCGATTACCTGACGGATCTCCTCCACGAGTTCCCATTCGCCGATGATGGGGGGCGATCCCTAAGCTGCCAGATCGCGGCGATGATGACGCGCTTCGCGGTCTCGCTCCTGCCTGAGCAGGCTCAGGTGCCGCTGGTCATCTGGAATGCCAACGGCCCTGCCGCCGGGAAGTCGCTTCTCGCCATGGTGGTGGAGGTGCCGGTGAGGGGATTCGCAGCGATGCGAGCACTGCCGGAGGAACGCGAGGAGCTTCAGAAGGTGCTGGACTCGGAGGTTCTGGCGGGATCGGATTCGGTGATCTTCGACAATGTGAAGGACAAGATCGATTCGGCCTATCTGGAGCAGTTTGCCACTTCCTCGGTGGTCTCGGTGCGTCGGCTCGGATCGTCGGCGAAGTATGAGGTGGCCAAGCAGACGATGCTGATGTTCACCAGCAATCAGGCCGAGGTCTCCTCTGACATCGCGCGTCGGTCGATATTCATCGATCTCTTCCAGAAGGAGGCCGACCCTCAGGCGCGTAAGATCGAGCGTCCGATGGGTGCCGAGTATCTGGCGAGGCCGGAGGTGCGATTCGCCATTCTCTCGGCTCTCTGGTCGCTCATCGTTGCCTGGGACAAGGCTGGGCGTCCGGCCTGCTCGTCGCGGTTGGTGGGCTTCGAGGACTGGAGCCGTGTCATCGGGGGGATCGTGGAGAATGCGGGATTCGGTGATCCGCTGCGGAAGCCTGAGAGCGAGGACTTCGGCGATCCTGACGCCGCCGACATGCGCGATCTGGTTCAGGCGATGGCCGAGGGGATCTTCCAAGATGGCCTCGAGCTCCGCTGCCGTGAGGGCGTGACATTCGATGAGGTGATCTGGATCTGCCGGAACCGTGGCCTCTTCGAGGAGCAGATCAAGGGGAAGGTGGACAGGGAGACCAAGGAGTTCGAGATCTACACTTCAGCCAGGACAAAGATGTCGCGACTCTTTGCTCGCTACAATGGGCGGGTCTTCCGCTTCGGTGAGGAGCTGGGGACGGTGAAGCTCGAGCGTGTGGGAGGGAAGAATGACAGGAAGTGGCGCGTGAGCTGATGCCTTAAAGGAAGTTGCGGAACGATTACCCTGTGCGAGGTTCCGGCCATGCACAGGGTTTTCCTTTTTCTGGCCATAGTTACCACCGGATGCTCATCCACTAAATCGCCAGATTCCAAGCTGCTTCTCGCCGCCTATATGATGGGTAGGATGGATGCAATTAGGGACATGGATCAGGCCGATCCGCCTCAATCCCACCGTCCGCCCCGCGCCCTCGGTAGGCATAAGCAATGAGGACGATGAACGTCCTGAATAAGCCATTGATCTAGCAGAAAGGGAGTGGGGTTTTAGTTTTGGGTTACTTTGAGGACGATGAACGTCCTCGCTTGGACGATGCTTCCGCACCATCTCCTAGGCTTTCAAACAGCTTACCATCATACTCTTATACTATCTCTTAAGGAGATAATGACGATATTCTGATATCCTAGCTAGTTTTTCTCTCGGTCGCTCGAGTAGAAACTGGGTGGAATCGACGATGAGCGTCTGATCGTCCGGTGACTACCCCCTCGGTAAGGAATCTCTTCACGCTTCACAATCCAAGCGGTTGGGCGCACTGGCGTTGTTTTTGCGTGAATTAGCTTGGAACGTTAGGGAAGCCGATTAGTTCCCAACCTTCCGCGCCCGTTCCGTTCCGTTCCTTTGACACGGAACGGAAGCCATGAGGAATTCCCGTCACGAGTCCGCGCTCATCGAAGAGTGCGCCTCCGCTCACTCCGTCTCCGTCCGCGCCGTCAGGAACTGGCGAGTGAAGGACGACCCCCGGTGGAGGGAGTTCATCCGGTCACGCGCCCAGGATTCGACCTTCGCCTTCGCCTTCGCCCGTCCCGAGGCCGCAGCCAAGCCGATGAGCCCTGAAGAGACGGAGTTGGCAGCCGCCGTGCGCCATGCCCGGCTCTCTATGCTCTGTGATAAGACTGAAGAGGCGGGGAACTTCAACTCCCTCGGTGCCCTGCTGAAGGCGGCCTCGGAGGCTCACAAGCTCTGGCTACAAGTCGCCGAGAACAACCTGAAGTTGGCCACCTCTGCCGGTCGGCTGGTCGAGGTCTCGAAGGTCTCGGAGTTCATCTTGGGTAACATGGCCATGGCCAAGGGCCTGATGGAGAACCTTCCCGATGTGCTGGCCGCCCGGATCGAGTCTCAGTCCGATGTCTCCGGGATCGTCCGCGACGAGGTAGTCGCCATCCTCCGCGAACTAGCCGCCGCCTCCGCTTCCGCACCTTGGAATGCCAAGGCCACCGCCCCCGATGTCACCGGCACTCCAGAAGCTTGAGGCCGATCTGGCTTCCATGTGGGAGCCTCGGCAAAGACCGGATCCCCTGACTTGGGCAGAGAGGGAGATCGTGCTGGATCCGCGCTTCTCGCCGCGCCCCGGGCGGTTCTCCTGTAACTTCACTCCCTATCTGAAACAACTTCACCTCTGGTTCGGAGAACGGAAGATCAGGCAGATCACCTTCGTCAAGTCCGCCCAGATCGGCGGCACCACCCTTCTGGCGAACCTCATCCAGTATGCCGTCGCACAGGATCCCGGCCCGATCCTCTACGTCACCTCGACCGCCGAGAATGCGAAGTCATGGAGCGAGCGGGAACTCATCCCCCGGCTGCGCTCCTGCGCGGCCATCAAGCCGGTCATGCCTGACGACCCCGATCTCTTCAAGAAGACCGAGATGCAGTTCAAGTCCTGCACCCTCAAGCTGGTCGGATCGAACAGCGAGGCGAACCTCGCCTCCCGTCCCACCCGCTACCTCTTCTGTGACGAGGTGGACAAGTGGCCCGACGCCTCCGCGACCGAGGCCCCCTCCCTCGAGCTTGCCATGGCTAGGACGAACTTCTACCGGACCATCTGCAAGCGCGTCCTGGCATCGACGCCCACGGTAGAGACCGGCGCGATCTGGTCACAGTTCATGGCTGGGAGCCAGCACCGCTACCATGTCGCCTGCCCGGACTGCGGAGCCGAGCAGCACCTAGAGTTCGAGCAGGTCAAGTGGTCGGATGAGCTTCGCGGTTCGGATGGGGCGTGGGATCTGGACGGCGTGGCCGATACCGCCTGCTACCAGTGCCGCGAGTGCGGCGACCTCTGGCCACAGGAGATGCAGAGAAAGCTCGTCGCTGATGGCCGGTGGATCGCGGGGAATCCGCTCGCCCCCCGCGACCATATCTCCTGCCACATCTCCGCCCTCTACTCACCCCAGATGACTTGGGGGGAGCTGGCCAAGCTCTTCCTACAGAAGTCCTCCACCCCCGGAGGGCTCCATGATTTTCGGAATACCTACGAAGGGCTCCCCTTTGAGAACCGCACTGCCTCCGTGAAGGAGGATGCGATCCTCGAGCTGCGCGGCGGCTACCGGCTGCGGGAGATCCCTGGGGAGGTCACCGCTGGAGGCTCACCGGCGATCCTCACACTCTGCGCCGATCCGGGCGAGAAGCAGACTCATTGGTCGGTCGAGGCTCGGAATGACCAGGGCGAGAGTTGGGTCGTGGACTACGGAACCGTCCTCTCCGTGGAGGATCTCATCTCGCCTGAGTTCCTTGCCGCTCGCCGCTACCAGTTGCCCGGGAGCTACGAGATCGTCGCGCCGGTGGCCGGGCTGATCGACTCCGGCTTCCTGACGGAGAGGGTCTATTCCGTCTGCGCGAAGAGCGTCGGTCTCTACTACCCATCGAAGGGATCGGAGAGCACCTTCGGGAACTACGCCGTCACCACCATCAAGGGGCTGAATATCCTGCTCTACACCTACGGAGACACCATCTGGAAGACCCACCTCTATCTGGAGAGGATCAAGAAGCGGCTGCCGCCACAGCTTCATCTCCCGAGTGATGTCGGGCGCGACTTCATCGAGGGGCACACCGGCCAGCAGTTACTGGAGAATAAGAACTCCCGAGTCTCCCCCTTCTACTGGAAGAAAGTCGCGAATGACCACTTCGGCGACTGCACGAAACTCCACTGCGTGGCATGGGCCGTGATGAGGAATAACTTTGGGAGAGCCCAGCCTTCGCCTTCTCCTGCGAGTGTTCCGGTGGACAGCCAGTGACATTTGACTTCCCACGGCCTACATGGCCGACTCCTACAAAATTGACCAGCTTCAAGACCTCTCCGGTGTTAAGCGGTATCTGAGGCGCAAGTTCAGCGCAGAGGAACTCGATGCCTTGGCAGACGAGGCATTCGGGAAGATTGATGAGAGCGTCGTCATCTCCTCTTCAGGTCAGGGAGGTGGAGTGAGCGGACAGATCAGCGTCCCGGCCAATCTCCTGCTTGCCGCCATCGAGGAGATCATCGCGCAGGGTACTGGTGGCCGGCAGCTTGGAACCTCTCCCGACTTCAGCAGCCAGCGTTGGTCGGTTTGATTCCGTTTGATTTTTGACAGGTGCGCTCTGTCATGAGCGAACCGAAATCAAAGCGCGGCGGTTACAGACCCGGAGCGGGTCGCCCGAAGAAGGCAACCAACTTCTCCTCTGCCGATGGCATCGCATCGCCGCAGCGGATGTGGATCTACACTCCGACGCTGGATGCCTCGAAGTCTCTCACCCCATCGGCAAGGATCGAGCAGACCAAGAAGTCGTTTTTCCTGTATGAGCATATCGGCCTAGCCGCCCGTGCGGTGGACGGCGTGGCGAAGTTCGTCGGGCCATTGATCCCGCAGGCCAAGACCGCCGACGAGAACTGGAACCGCATGGCAGAGCAGGCTTTCGAGGATGCCTGTGGCAACTCCGCTTTCGGAGTGGATGTCTCCAAGCAAGTCAACTTCTACGACGCGCAGGAAATCTTGGTGAAGCAAATGGCTCTCGCTGGCGATTGCTTCTGGCAGAAGCAGACCAGCAACTCTGGCCGCGCCATGTTCCGTATCGTGCCGGGCGAGAATGTCGGATCGGCTCACGGGGATGTGAAGGATGGATGGGTGGACGGCGTGAAGGTCAGCAAGCTGGGTGCGCCGACCCGCTACCGCGTTCTGAAGGCTCCCGGCAACTATGCCGAATACAATGAGATCAGCGCGGACGACCTCACCCGAGTCGGGAAGGTGGATCGCATCGGTCAGGTGCGCTCCCGCCCGTGGCTCCACCGTGCAGCCGACCACCTTCAGGACATCACCGAGATTTTGGGCTACGAAAAGATGAGCGCGAAGCTCGGCTCCTCGCTGGCCTTCGTCATCACCTCGCCCGAGGCCGGGCAGATCGGCCTTGGCTCCTCACTTCAGAAGGTGCAGGCGGCAGGCGGCAGCATCACCAAGGACATTCTCACCGAGGGGTCGATCATCCCGCAGTTGAAGCCGGGCGAGCGCATCGAGTCATTCAACAACGCCCACCCCTCCGCGAACCTCGACACGTTCCTGAAGTATCTCCGCCGCGACATCGCGCACGGGTTCAACATGCCTGCATCGGTCCTCTTCGATCCCGAGGAGGCCGGGGGCGCGACCATGCGCTTTGCCATGGAGGATGCAGCCAAGACCATTGGCCGCATTCAGGAGATCATCATCCAGAGTTTTGCCGCCCCCTTCTGGCGGTTCTGGATCTGGCAGGAGATCGAAGCCGGACGCTTGCCCATGCCGAACGATGGGTCTGATTGGTGGAGGTGCGAGTTCACCGCCCCGCAGAAGGTATCCGTGGACATCGGTCGTGATGGGCGCCTCTACAGTGACATGCTGCAGCGTGGTCAGATCTCCCCGCAGGACTACTATAACATGCAGGGGAAGGATCACGACAAGGTGCTCGACGACACCATCCGCGCAGCCGTTCGCCGAAAGAAGCGGGTGATGGAGATCGCCGCCGAGGAGGGAGTCGAGATTAGCGTGGCAGAAGTCTTCCCTCCTGCGCCCGGATCGCCCGTCGTCCCCCAGCAGGATCAGTCAGGAGATTTGACACAGCAGCAATGAGCAATATGCAGAAGCTCACTCTCTTCGCCGCCGCCACTGGCTCACGGGTTGACCGTGAAGCAGGCATCCTGCGAGGCGTCTCGGTCATTACCGCAGGAGTCGAGGCCAAGGGTCACGGCATCTGGATTGACCAGACTTCCCTCGAAATGGTCAAGGCTTCCGCTGAGACCTACGTCGATGGCCTCCAGGTGAAGAGCGACCACGGGAGCGGCTTCGGAGAGATCGAGGGCGTCCTCCGTGACTTCGTGATCGACGGCAACCAACTCCGCGCTGATTTCCACCTCATCAAGAGCGGCGAGGAATACGAGCGCATTATGGAGATGGCCGAGATGATGCCTTCCAGCTTCGGGCTTTCCATTGAGTTCTCCGGGGTCTCCGAGGAGATCGACGATTACCGTTACGCCCGGCCTGTAGAAATCTACGCCGTGGCATTGGTCGATCAGCCCGCAGCGAACCCATCCGGCCTTTTTCAAGCTATGAGCGAACCCGCAACCGCCCCCGTAGAAGTTCCCGCCGAGGCTCCCGTCGAGGAGATCAAGGCCGAGGAAGTCACCGCCGAACTCGAAGTGAAAGGCCCCGAGGGGACTCAGAACATTCCCGAGGAAGCCGCCCCTGCCGAGGCTCCCGTCGAGAAGGATGAGGAAGTGAAGGCCGAGCCTGTCGCAGAGGAGAAGGTCGAGGAAGTCGTCGTCGCACCTGCTCCCGTGGAAGACCTCCCCGAGGGAAAGCTCTCCTCCAAGCTCTCCGATGTCGTTCTCAATTTCGAGAACACCAAGGCCGAAGTCATCACCCTCCGCGCCGATCTGGAGACCGCCCATCGCAATCTCTCCGCGCTGAAGGCTGAAGTCGAGCAGCGTGATCTGGAAGTCGCCCGGCTCTCCAAGGTGCGTGACCTAGCCCTCCGCGCCGCTGGCCTCCTCCCCTCCGATGTAGAGCTTGAGATGGACGCACAGGCATCCCCCTTCAATCCCGTCGAGGCTTATGCCGCCGCCGTCGAGGCAGGCGACAAGAAGCTCGCAGCCGAACTTTTCAAGGCGCACAAGACCGCGATCTTCGCGGCTCGGCGCAACTAATTTCATGAGGCAATAACGCCACAGGAAACCAAGCAAACCCAACCCAACCCAACCCCACCACCATGCCCAACACCATTGATTCCGCGCTCATCGCGAGCACGATCTCTGAGCAGGCGCAGACCGTGCTTGGCAACCGCCTCGCAGCTCTGAATCTGTTCTCCTCCGACTTCTCCTCAGAGGTCAAGAAGCCCAAGGACACCATCCAGGTGCCCGTCGCAACGGCAACCTCCAGCACCCAGACCAACCCGACCAGCTTCAACAGCACTGGCGGCACGACTCTGGACAAGGCCACCGTCGCCCTCGACCACCTCTATCAGCCCTTCGGCCTTGATTACTCGGACATTCAGTCCGGCATCAAGCTCGAGAAGCTGGTGAAGATCAACCTCAACGCCCTCGCCGACAAGATTTGGGCCGTTGTGACCACCCCGATCACCGTTGCCAACTACGGCTCGGCAGTCGTCGCTCCCGCCACTGCTTCCGCGAACTTCGCCGCTGGCGATCTCGCCAAGCTGTGGGCACACGTCAGCAAGTCGAGCAGCAAGGGACTCGTGCTCTCGCCGACCCTCTACAGCGGCATCATCCCGACCGCGACGACCTCGATCACGCTCGACAAGGGCGCGTATGGGTTCGACAACGGCGTGTTCTACGCGAATCAGTTCAGCGGTCAGACCCGCCTCGCTGGTTTCGCTTGCAGCCCCGAGGCTCTGGCGATTGCCTCCGCCGCTCCTGCGCTCGATCACGTCCGTGACGAGTATCTGGTCAGCGACGTGGTGGTTCTCGAGCAGCTCGGCATGAGCATCTACTATAATGTGATGGCAGATCGCAGCACCCGCGCGATCGTCGCCTCCGCCGAGGTGATGTTCGGAGCCGCGAAGGCCGTCACTTCCGGAACGATGGGCCTCATCGTCGCCGCCGCCTAAGTCTCCCACTAGGACTAGGCAAACCAAGCAAGGCCGTCCCTCGTGCGTGGGGGACGGCCTTCTGCTTTTGACAGGGGATTGTAGGTGTGAAGCGCAGCACCATCCTCCGGGCATCCCGCAAGCGCATCGGCTACGTCTCCGACGCGACAGGCACACGGATCTCCATTGCCGGGGGCAAGCCCTTCTTTGCCTCGGTCTCCTTCCCCTCGATCTCCGACAGCTTGGAAACTGGCGGGTTCAACATCGCCACCTCCCTGACCGCAGTCTGGCCTATTGGCCGCGCGGCGAAGCCCGTCAAGGGGGCAGTCCTGAAGCTCGAGGATGAGAACGTCACATTCAGGATCGAACACTCGGTCAGCAACATCGGCGACCCGGTGAATCCCTCGATCACTGTCCAGGCACTCCGCGACTAATCCCATGAATCCCCTAGCCATCGAATCCGCTTTCAAGACGGCCCTCGCCGTCTCCTTCCCAACGGCTGTGATCCATACTGGCACAAGCTACGAAGAGATCCCCCCGGAGACCACGACACTGGTTATCTCTGCGGCCACGGTTGACCATGTGGCTGGGAATCTCTGGAAGGCCCCCGTGACCATCCGTGTTGTCTCCCCGGCCTTGCTTGGAGCCTCCGCGCTATACGATCTCTATGCCGTGCTCGATGGCTTGGCCGCCGCCCTGACCTCCACCTCTCTCACAGCCAACTGGCCAAGCGTCAGCGGCACTCCGGCTTTCTGCGGAGTCTGGTCAACTGGAACCAAGACAAGCCAGGAGGGGAACTCATGGGTCGCTGAGGTCGAGGCCGTGGTCGGCGTCTCGGAGTGATTGGGAGATTTGACACGCCTTCACTTCCATGAGCGAGAAGCCCAACCCCCTCATCCTCGAGAAGGATGTCGTGAAATCACCCGCCCCTGCTCCCGAACCCCAGCCCTCCAAGTAATATGCCTGCCATCGGAATCTCTTCCACATTTCAAGCCCTTGTCAGCCCCGGAGCTGGGTGCGTCATCACCGAGGTGACTCAGGACGAGTCCAAGGAGATCAAGACGATCAGGGACTCGAGCGGAGTTACCAAGCAGGTCGGAGTGCTTCCGTTCACCGAGACCAAGATCTCGGTCAAGGGCAAGGGTGCTCCTGCGCTCACGCTTGTGGCTGCCAATGCCAATGTCAGCTCCGGCACGGCGGTCGTGACCTCCGTCTCCGTCGATGAGTCCAACGAGGATTTCCCCGACTTCTCCCTCGAGGCCATGAAGTGGAGCTAAGAGCAACCCACCACCCCTAACCGACCACCCACCATGCCCGCCGTCACCGCCGCCATTGGCATCTCTTCCTTCACCTCCGGCACCATCTCCAAGGTCACTACCTCGCGCAAGACCGAGACCAAGGTGCTCAAGGATCGCACCGGGGCTTTCTCTGCCGCCTGCACCTACGACCCGACAGCCGAGTTCTCCGTGGAGGGATCGGGCGACTACCCTTCGATCACGCTAGGAGTGGCCTCCTCGAACATCCCCTCCACCATCTCGGGAGGGATCATCGTCATCGATTCCTTCAGCAAGACCGAGAAGAACGACGACTTCGCCTCGTGGAAGTATAGCGGGAAGCAGTTCCCAGGAGCCACGGCCTAACAGCCATCACGCCACTAACAGTCTCGAATGAACCGATGAATACCAACGAAAAGCTCTCCGTGCTGGTCGATCACCAGCACCCACTCTCCTCTGCCAATACCCACGCAGTCGCGGCGGCACTCACCTCTGGCGGCTGCCTCGGTGAGAATGGCTACCTCGACACCATCGAGCAGGGGTCTGACGGCAAGCCCCGGCGCACGGTTGTCTGGTTGCTCAAGGATGCCGAGATCGAGTTCCGCGCCTTTGAGGGGGAGAAGGTCAGTCAGGCCGAGTTCCTGAAGCGATACCAGGACAGGGAATGGATCGCGGCGAATCCAGACCACCCCATCGCCTTCATGAAGTGCCTCATGGAGAACGTCAACTCCCTCCGCGACCAGATCAAGAATGCCTCCCCGACGATCAAGGTCACCCGTGGAGGCCGCGCCGCCTACATCCCGGCGAATGCCACCGAGGCTGAGCGGCAGAAGCTCCTCTCCAAGCTGTAATGCTATGAGCGAGGAAACACTCAACGAACGCCTCTACGCCGAGGAGCCCGTGATCGCCGGGGTGAAGGTTCGCCCCTACTCGAACCGGGTCAAGCTGAAGCTCTCTCGCATCCTGCGCTGGCTCGACATCGCCGAGGAGGATCGGAACGAAGAGATCCTCTTTGCCTTCATCTACCTGATCGCCGCCCCGATTGATCGGGTCGCCCTGAATACGCTCAATAAGTCTGCCTACCTCGTGGACAAGGATGCCTTCCTTGAGGGGGTGAGTGACGACGACCTGAAGGCCGCAGCCGATTGGTTCGTAGTCGTCACGGGCCTTGAGAAGGAGACGGCTGTCGAGGTGATCGCGAAGCCCTCTTCTTCTTCCTCGGAGACCGCACCCCCAAACTCCTAGAGCCTCCTTCCCTCGCGGCCTTGGTCTTCACCTTGGCCAAGGAAGGGGGCTTCAGCGAGCAGGCCGTGATGGAGATGCCCGTCTACCGGGTGAATGCCTACTACCACTCCGCGCTCAGGAGTCACGATGTCTGGACGGTGAAGGAATCAGCCCCTGCCGATGTCCAGATCGGCGAGTTGCTGGCCTTTGCGGCAGTTGACATGGGGGAGGATGAATTTATTTAAGAAGTTTTGAGGCCAGCCATTTCCCTCGGGAGATGCTCCCCCTCATGGCATCCAGCCTCTCCCACATCTCTCTCGGCATGGAGAGAGATCCAGTCACTGAGACACGGCCTTTTCCACTTCCCTTCTTACGGCCTGCCCCCGGCCTCCAGCCTCCGCGCTTAGATGTCGCATTCATCTCGGATTCCTTGGAAGACAGGGAAGCGGGGCGCGGATTTCATCCCACGCGATTGGTAACTGAAGCGAAGGATCTTCCCGCGCATTGATTCTCTCCGATTCCAGAACTCCCCACGCTGGCGGTCGGAGAGTCCCGTTCCGACATGGAAGCGTATCGTCGGATCACTCACCAGTCGGACGGAAAAAGCCCCCAGTCTATCGGGGGAGAAAAAGTCTTGGCGTTCTGGCTCAAATCCCACGATCTCGGCTTCCGCATCCTCTTGGGGCTTCAGCTTCATCATCAGCCCCTCTTCTGCGGTGGAGCGTCCTGTCTTGTAAATGCCATCAGGACGGCGAAGGACTAGCCCCTCATGTCCATCCGCCAGTGCATGAGTCATCAGTTCGTCCAGTTGCGTGATGCACTCGATGGTCGACTGCTCGATACGAAGGACACGGCCCCCAAGGTTGAGCGATGAGAGAAGGGTATCCAGTCGGGCGATCCTCTCGCAGAATGGAGTCGAGAGGGGGGCGGCATTCTTCGGGTCGATATAGTCGAACAGGGCGAACAGGAAATCGGGCTTCCCGTTTCGGCTCATAATCGCGGAAGAGGTTCCATGAAAATCTTGCCCCCGGACGATAAGCTCCCCATCGAATCCGATAGGGCAGTTCTCCTCCAGCCATAGGCGTGTGGCCACATTCGGGATCGGGCGCATCGTTCTGGTGACGGCTGCGGGTCGTCCTTCGCGCTCCACGATCAGGCATCTGATCCCGTCATATTTTGCGGAAGCCATCAGGGGCAATTCCACCCCGGCGAAGATGTGGAAATTCGCCGCCAGCATTGGCTCGGATACGGAGAAGTTCATGGGTTCAATATCTCTCATCAATAGGTTTTTGTAAATAACAAAAACCATCTAATTCAGTAGCTTTGACAGGGGGAGAAATGACGTATGGCCGTGCCTAAAATAAATGTTGATGATTCAAAGCTTCAGAAGAGGCTTTTGAAATATAAGGAAGTGACCGGGAAATGCGTGGCCTCAACCCTTCGCCGTAGTGCAAGGCTCATGGCTGTCAACCTAGCTTACTCCGTCCCCCCTTATGGCCGGAACAATGAAGCAAAGAAAAAGGGGGAAATTGCCACTCAAAACGATATTCTCCGAGTCTATACGCCTGCGGCCCCGATTAAAACTCTTCACGGCAGAACAAAGCAAAGTCTAAGGGAAGTTGTTAAAAGGGTTATTGTCAGGGACTTTGAACTCCGCGATGCCATCATTGCCGCCATAGATGGTGGAAACAGGATTCAGAATCGTAGAAAAGAGCAGAAGCGGATAACCAAGAAGACTTCAAGACTCGGGATGTCGGCCCTTCAGGATTTGCTGTCATCATCCGAGGGGTTCTCAAATCTAAAGGTTGATCCAACTGTCGATCCTTCCATCCACAAGAGGACTCGGAATGACTACGGAAGAGTCAGAAAGAACTGGCAGACACGCATCGTCGTCTACAAGTCCAAGGATCTTGAGAAATACATCAAAGAAAAGCAGAAGCTGGTCGGACTCACCAAGGCTGCCTGGGCTGCTTGTGCTGTTTCGGTCAAGGCCGACGTTCAGGATGCGCTGCGCGGCATCCCTTCTTGGGTGAAGCGTCATGCTTCAGGCATTCCTCATTCAGTAAGTGACAACGCAACAACCGATCTGCCCAAGATAACCTTGGTCAATCGCCTGCGCTGGGCTGACAAAGCTCTTCGTCCTACGGATCACAAGGAAGCCATCAGGATCTCCCGCCAGAAGTTTTACCGATCTCTAGGAAAAGAAATTAAGGAAGCCCTGAAAAAAGCGTCGGCACCATTTTGATCGGCGGCTGATCAAGCCTGTTTGACAGCACGGGAGCTATAGCATGAGCGACGTATCTGTCAGTATTGGCGTAACGGGCAAGGATCAAGTCCTAGGGGCTTTTTCTCAGGTAGGGAACGCCGCCAAGAAGCTGGGATCTCTCGGCCTTGGGGCCATCAATACGGCAGCCATGGCAGGCGCAGCGGCGTCTATTGCCGCCATCGGGGCTTCTATGGCCGGGATGAAGGGTGCCCTAGACCTTGGGGGCGAGATGGTGGATCTCTCCAACAGGACAGGAGTCGCCGTCGAGTCACTTTACGGGCTGCGGACCGCGTTCAAGGATGCCGGAGTGGATGCAGAGAAGCTAGGCCCTGCGGTGAATAAAATGCAGAAGGCCCTCGCCTCTGCGGTCGGAGGGGGCAAGGAGGGCGATGTGCTGAAGTCCCTCGGCCTCGACCCTCAGAGCCTAGCATCGATGGATAGCGGCCAAGCCTTCGCCCAGATCGGGAATGCCATCTCTCAGCTTCCGAATAGTGTGGAGAGGTCGGCAGCGGCCATGGCCCTCTTCGGCAAGAGTGGCGGCGAGTTGCTTCAGGTCTTCATGGACCCGAATTTCAAGTCTGCCGGAAACATCTCCGAGACAGCGCGCATGCTGGGTGAGAATGCCGGGATCTTCGACAAGGCGAGCGACTCGCTGGGTCGTGTCGGCCCCAAGCTGCAAGGACTCTTCGTTGGGATGGCCAGCGGCATGACCGGACTGTTGGACTCACTGGCAAATGGGATCGACGGGATCGACCTAGCCGGGATTGGACAGAAGCTTGGCAATGTCATCGGGAACTTCTCCACGGACTTCTCCGGCGAGTGGAGCAAGGTCGTCCAGTTCATCGGTGACACCATCGGCCTCGTCTTCAGCAAGGAGGGCCTCTCAGTTATTCTCGATTCCTTCTACTACATCGGATCTCAGATCAGGGATTTCCTTATCAGGACTTTCAAGACACCCCTCGACTACTTGGAGGCCGGACTCCAGAAGGCCGTCGAGTCGGCAATGGAGATGGTTGGGAAGATCCCAGTCCTTGGCGAGAAGCTCGGCCTGAAAGGGTTCAAGGCGACATCCTTTGACCAGATCCTCGGCGAAGTCCAGAGCCGTGGCAATGGCCTGACCAATCTCAGCGCGGAGGATGCCGGGAACAAGGCCGCTCTCGGATCAAACCTCAAGGAACGCATCGGCGTTCTTGCGGATCAGCTCAAGGAAAGCCTAGCCCCAGTGGTGACAGCCACCGATGCGACCAGTGCCGCCAATGCCGCCGCACGAGTCGAGAACGCCGGGCGCAACCCTGCCCAGGGGAATTTCAACGGAGCCGACATCGGACAGGTCGCCAAGCAATCCATCTTCGCCGACAGCCTTGCCAAGATCGGCGGCGGCGGCATCTCGGTCGGCGGGGGGAGCAATCCCATCCTCGAGGAGAACAAGCGTCAGACCAGCCTCCTGCAATCGATCAACCAGAACTTGGCCAAGGGCATGATGTCGCCCGTCATGGCCGAGTTCGCGCCTTCCTACTAACCACACCTCACGATCATGGCCGACACTACAGTTTCCACCTCCTCCAAGTGGGTCGCCAGCCTTGGCAGGTTCGTTACCACGACCACGATTGAGAGCCTGAGTACCTATCCTTCAGCTCCGGGGGGCGCGTTCAACGTCACCAAGAGTTTCTCGGACGGCGTCTATCGCCTGACCTATGATTCGGACGGCGATCTATCAAATGGCGGCGGCGGCGGTGGCGGCGGTGGTTCCTCACAGACTTGGAACTACGAGATCCACACGACCACCTCGAGCGAACCGCTGAAGAGCTTCTGGAAATTTGCCGATGGACAGCCATGGGCCTTGTCTGCTGACGACCTCAAGACGATTCAGGACTGTGAAGCTGGTACAAAGAAATGGGCTGATCAACTCACTGGCAGCGGCGGGTTAAATGCCTACGCCTACCTCTACTTCAAGAAGGGCATTGAGTCCGTCCTGAAGCCATCGATCACCCTCTCCATCACCGCCGATCAGACAACTCTGCCCAGCATGAGTGAGATCGGGAAGATCGCCACAAACCTCACCAATGCACCCGCACTGCCCAGCGGGGGGAACTGGATACTCACCGGAATGAATGCCGTTGCTTTGATCGACGGGAAGTGGCGCGTGACCCAAGAGTATCGGGCCAGCGGACAGGGTGGTTGGGAGCCGACGGTCTACGGAACAGCCAATTAGTCATGTCCCGTTGCCCACGGCTTCAGAGTGGAGGAGAGTTGACTCCTGCCACATGGGATCGCTTCGCCGCGTGGCTGGATGCCGAGCTTCGAGCGCGGGAGATCCAGCCGGGCGTCGGCTACAGCTACACCGCATCACGCGGTGGGTTCTCACTCTCGATCAAGGGGGGAGGTGGATCGGTTTCTTCGGCCTCCTTCCCATTCCAGATCCTTACGCAGTCGAAGCCCGGCACCACCACCGGACAGATGCAGTGGGGGGTCATCTATGAGTCAGCACTCTTTAAGTCATTCAAGCCCGACGACAAACAGACCATCACGGGCCTTCTGAGTGAGAACAACCCCGATCCTTACGATGCTGGCTGGCTCGACATGATTGCCGAGGATGCCATCTGGTTGACTGTGGTCTTTAGTAGCGGCGACCCTCAGACCATCACCTCCGCCACCGTGAACTCATGGGGTAACGATGACGACTTCGACGTGACGGCTGGCCCGTGGAGTGGGAACGACGGCTACCTCGAGGATGACGGGGCTGAAGAGGATGCGAAGTTCCAGACGTTCCGAAAGCTGATTGGTTACAGCTATGCGGACGACGATGGGAATCCCGTGATCGTCCAGGGACTGCGCCAGAACCAAGTGATCATCGACATCTGTGAGGGGGGGAAGTCGGCGAAGTATCCGATTGATCACGGCGGCGGCTACGCGCTGCCGTAGTCCCAACGCCATGGCCTTCATCAAGAACAAGTGCGACTGCTGCCAACCAGCAGTTTGCGAGGGATGCGCGGAACGCTGCCTCATGCTTCCAATGTATATCGCAGACGAATCCGTGTATCCCCCCGACCTGCGTCCGACTTCTGAGCTTCCAGATGTCTATGATCCCGCCATCGGATATGGTCCCATCTACACGGCTAATACGTTTTCAGACCTCTCCAATATACCCGCAAGGGGTGACGACCCATTTCTGAGCTTTGCGGTGCAGAATGAATCGACGGTTGATGGAGTGGTCAAGCCCGCTGGAGTTTACGCTAGGACTGCCGTAGGAGCGGAATGGGTCTTTACTGGGTCTTGCCCCCGCCGATCTGCTGGCAGGATTGCATTGAAGAAAATCTATACCTTTAGCAATCAGGTTGCCATTCCATGTTCGGCCACGGCGTGCTGGAACCCCGTTGGCTATCCCGATAACGACCCTCCAGTCCCACCATTTTGCGAGTGTAATGGGGAGTATTGGAATTATAATGGTGAGGAATACGTCCTGAACACGGTGGGGTATTATTATTCAACTTTTCAGCATGAGGTGATGAACACAAATGTGCTCACGTTTGATTATTTAACCCCACGGAATCTTCTTTATGGTGAACTAGAGCCAGATGAAAGGCTGGGTACTGACCCCTTCCCCGATTCTCCCGGTGGTGCTTGGTTGGGGGCGATTGTGGGGACTAACTTTTACCCTGGTATTAACAACCTTGACTTTAACGATTTTAATGCTGCGCCGAGTTTTATAGCATGGAGGAACTTCTACACAACTTTCCCTGAGAATCAACCCTACAGCTACTGCACCTCTTTAGGTGCTCTTGGCTGGTCTACAGGCCCCGGCAATATAAATGGAAGCTGCGGTGTAGGGTATCTAAACGCAACGTGTGTGGCGAACTTCGACATGACCGCCGATTACGTGACCATCCCATTCCCATCCTAATCGAGGCTATGAATGATTTCACTTCCTCCACTCACTGCACGAGCCGAGTCCATTGCCGGACGTGCCGCACCTCCGCCAAGTGGCGAGCCGATCTTGAGGCCCCAGAAATCTGCCCTCACGGGGTAACGGCTGCTGATTTTCCGGAGCCAGATCCAACCTTATTGCAAAAGGCTGGGTCATTAGCCAACAGTGTTGGGAACTGGGCCAAGGCTGGCTTCCAAGTAGTTGACGAAGCGACCTTGGCAAGCCGACTCGACATTTGCAAGGGTTGCGAGTTTTGGGATCAGTCTGGATTTGCTGGAACTGGCCGCTGTCAGAAGTGCGGATGTTCCACCCAAGCGAAGCTCCGAATGGCGACCAGCAAATGCCCCGAGGGGAAGTGGTGAGGGGCTGAGTCGAGGGTCGAGGGTCGAGGGTCGAGGGTCGATGACGGCTTGTTTGATTCGCTCGCGCCCGCTCGGCTCACCCACTCGCTGACGCTCGGGGCTGTTCGCTAACGCTCTCAGTCTAACCGGGTCGGTCACCACCGACCACGTTTTGACACTAGGGCCTCCGTATGGGTTCCCGCCTTCAGCCTTCAGCCTTCAGCCTAATCCCCTAATCTCATGGCCGCCGCGACGTTTGATTTAACTGGTGATAACCGCATCATGCAGGGGGCTGATTACTCCTATGGCGTGAAGTTGTGGAATCGCTCTGTCACTCCGAAGGTCGCCCTCTCGCTCGTCGGTGCCACGCTGAAGTCGCAGATCCGCAAGAAATCGGGATCGCCTGTCCTAGCAGAGTTTACGGTGACGATCACCAATGCGGCGAATGGTCAGGCGACCCTTGCGCTTCCAGCATCGGTGACCGCGACCCTCCCCGGCACGAAGCCCGATGTCTACCTCGAGCATGACCTCCTGCTCACCCGCGCCGACGGCACACGCATCGTCCTCCATCAAGGGTTCGTCGAAGTGGACGACCGCATCACTATCCCTGCTTGATTCCTACCTTCAGTCTTCAGCCTTCAGCCTAATCCCCTTCCCCCATGTCTGCCGAAATCGAGATCGAAGTCACCACCGCCCCCTCCGTCCTCGAGGTGGAGTTGACCACGGGCGCACCGGGCCTCCAAGGAGCCACGGGTGCGACAGGCCCAGTTGGGGCGACGGGAGCAACAGGCCCCCAAGGCATCCAAGGCCCCCAAGGCCCCCAAGGCCCCCAAGGCCCAGCAGGAGTTGCCGGAGCAGACGGAGCCTCCACATGGGAGGCGATCAGCGGCAAGCCCTCAACCTTCACCCCCTCGGCTCACACTCACCCGCTTTCCGACCTCAGTCAGTCATCCGCTACCAGCGGACAAGTTCCCTCATGGAATGGAACCGCATGGGTTCCGACCACTCCTTCGGCAGGAGGATCATCCCAAGTCAATAGCGACTGGAATGCTACAAGCGGCCTCGCGCAGATACTCAACAAGCCCGATCTTGCTAATCTCCCGAACCAGCAAGTCAACGACACCTCCTCTCCGTTCTTTGAGGATCTCTACATTGCTGGCACATACTACGCCGGAACCTCTGTAGAGTTGAATGCAACGGGCTTGTTGCTTGAATCAACGGCTATCGGCGCGCTGAACGATGTCCAGCGCAGAAACAGGATCATGCGCGAAGGTGCGGATCTCTTTCACGGAAGCGCAAGTGGCTCCTCTTGGAACAAACTTGCGTTTGCTTCACTCGACAACTCTTTCTCAGTCGGCCAAACCATCACCGCCGCCGCAAACACGTCTGCCTTGACTGCCAGCTACTCGGTGACAGGAACCAACACGACTCCGTTGTTGAATCTCTCTGGGACTTGGAACACCACGGGCATCGCAAGGGGAATCCTGCTCAACATCACCGACACGGCGAGTAATTCGTCGAGCCGTCTACTGGAATTGCAGAGAGGAGGCTCGTCGGTTTTTAACGTCTCAAAGTTTGGAGTAGTCACTTGCGGTCAGATTACCACTGGCACAAACCAGATCACTTGCGGGCAGATCAATGTTGCAAACAGCAATCAGATAAACTGGAACTTCGACACTATCATTCAACGTGACGGGGCAGCCAACACGTTTGCCCAGCGCAACGGCACGGCTGCACAGGCATTCCGCCTCTACAACACGTTCACAGACGCATCAAACTTCGAGCGCGGCTTCATGCGCTGGAACAGCAACGTCCTCGAAATCGGCACCGAGGCTGGCGGCACGGGGACGGCAAGAGCATTTGACCTTTATTCAGCAGGAATCCTTGGAGCTAGGATCAGGGGCAACACCTATGCAACTTTTTATGTCGGGTTAGAGTGGACTTTTTCCTCTCAAGCGGCAGACCCAACCACCTCGGATGTTCCATCGACAAGGTGCAGGGTCATTAAGAACACGACCACAGGAAATGTGAAGCTGTGGGTGAATGATGGAGGCACTCTGAAGTCCGTAGCCCTTGCCTAATTTATGAACAACCAAATGACACCCGCCCAAGCCCTGCAACTCATCAGCGAAGCCTTAGAGCCTCGCAACATCAACGCAATCTCTCGACAGGGATTCATCGCCATCCAGCAAGCAATCGAAATCCTCGCCGCCGCGATCAAGCAGGACGCCTCAGATTCAGAACCTAACAGCCTTCAGCCTTCAGCCTAACAGCCTTTTCCTATGACTCTCTCCATCGACCCCTCCAAACTGAACGGCCTGACCGCCATCGTCGCCCGACTTAACTCCGTCGAGGGTGCCGACCAGATCACGCCCGAAGCCTACCTCCTCGCAAGGTGCCACGAGATACTCGACTCCTACACCCAGCAAGAACTGGAGAGGGTGAAGGCCGAGGCCGCGCCACTATTCGACCTCGCAGCGACCCTGCCTGTAGAGGCGCAGGAACAGATCAAGGCTCTCGTTCAGCAACTCGCTGGCTCATAGTCATGAGCGAAGTGGCCCGATACTTCGACCTGGCACTCAAGGTCGCCACGACCGCCGCCCTGCTAGGAGTCGCCCTGCTCGGGACGAAGTTCGTGACCAAGGAGGAGTTCACGGCGGCCAATACCCGGATCGAGAAGATCGAGGCCGTCCTGATCCGCATGGAGGCCAATGCAGAGACAGACAAGCGGCACGACATCCTCCTCGCCGACCACGAGGCCCGGCTGCGGACGCTGGAGAAACGCTAAGCAGAGTTTCACGCAAAGGGCGCAAGGGCCGCAAAGGTTTTGACAGCGGGATACACTTTAGTAGACATGGGGGGCTTCCCGCAGACCAGCTATCTCACCCCATGTGTTCTTTCAAAGGTTCCATCTGATTGGGGCATCGAGGGGCGAAACTGGCGGGTAGCTTTGTGCTGGCCTAGTCGGGAGTAGTAGCGACCTGGACCCCGTCCGACCACCTTTTCTGGATAGGCTATTAGACTGAAGGCTGAAGGCTGAAGGTCAGACGGGAAAACAACATCCTTTTTCCGTTCCCTTCCTGAGTTCATGATTGGCTTGCATGGCCGTTGCTTCGCATCCGTTGCATCCTGATTATTTTTCTGCCTCTTTGACTCCGCGCCTCTAGCATGAGGCGATTTTCAGATCCCATCGAGCTGCTCCTTCTTCTCTGCGCGGCGATGCTCGCCGCCACGATTGCCCTGTTCGGCGTCACAGGATGCGCGGCCAAGCCCCAGCCATCTTACGCCGCCCCGTCCGTGGTAGCCGTCAAGACGGGCCTAGAAAAACTCCGCCCCCATGTCACCCCGGCAGGAGTGCCAGCCATCTCCGCCCTCGAGCAGGCCGTCACTACCTACGAGGCCCAAGTTGACCAGCAGTCCGCCGCCCTCCATCGGGCACAGAATGATGTGGCTTACTGGCAGGCCAAGCATTCCAAGGCCCTCCGCGAACTCTGGATGTGGCGCGGCCTCGCCGCCCTCATGCTCGGAAGCGTCGCCGCGTGGTTCGCACTGCGCTCCGGCCTCAAGCTCGCCCTGTGACCATGCTACTCTGCTTCCTCTCAGGCGCACTCGGTGTTCTGGCCATGTTCATCCTGATCGCATTCTCCCCCGAGATCGGTGACTTCCTTTCACGATTTAAGCGGTGATCCGCATCAGTTCTCATACCTAACAGCCTTCAGCCTTCAGCCTTCAGTCTTCCCCCATGACCTTCCTTCACGGCCTCCTCTCCGACGCCCCCGGCTCGCCTTCGATGACCCGCTTCTCGCTGGGGGTCGTCCTCTCGCTCGTCGTCCTCGTGATCTGCCGCTGGCTCATTACCGGGCAGGACATCCCGCACGGCGTAGGCAGCCTCCTCGAGATCACGCTCGCCACCGCCGCAGGGGCCAAGGTCGTCCAGAAGTTCGCCGAGAAATGAAACGCTCCGACATCCTCGCAGCCGCTGAAGACGCTGGCCTCCCTGCACGATTCCGCAAATCCCTCGGCCTCGTCCTGCGCTGGGAATGCGTCTACCTTCCCGACGGCGAGACCATCCGCTGGGAAAACGATCCCGCCGATCCGGGTGGCGCGACCTTCGCCGGGCTAACTGTGCTCCATGACCGCATCGCCCCACCTCCTGCCGAGCCGACCGCCCGTGCCATCGCCGCTCATTATTATGAGGCCGACTGGATGCCATTCGCTGGCCTCCCTTCACCAGTGCAGGAAGTGGCCTTTGTCCAGGGAGTGAACCAAGGGACACGCACCGCGATCAGGATGCTCCAGAACGCGACCAATGACTATGGGTTCAGCCTCGCCGTGGACGGCATCCTCGGCGAGAAGAGCCGCCGCGCCGCCATGTCGGTTCCAGACTCCACGGGCCTTGCCATGGCTTTCCTTCAGAAATCCCGCCGCAGATACGAGGCGATCATCGCTGGGAATCCGCGCTTGGAGAGATTCCGCAACGGATGGATGAACCGCCTCGAGGCGATCAAGAAGGAACTGGTGGTCTGAACCGCACAGATCCTTTCACTTCGTGAAAGATTTTGTGCAGGGCCTTTGACACGGCCTCCGAGAGCATGGCGAACGTCGTCTCCCGTTGGACTCGGTTCATGGCCGTCGGGTGTTCCCACGGGAAACACATTTGCCCCGATGCAAAGAATGCAGTCCTCGACTTCAAGAAGGCATGGATTCGCAAGGGGGATTTATCACTGCACCTAGGCGATGCAATCGATACTGCCGCGTTTCGCAGTGGTGCGCGCGGCATCGACGCTGACTCTGCCGAACCCGTCGCCCCGGACATCGACGGCGGCCTGATGTTCCTCCGTGAATACAGGCCCGACATTCTGCTCTGTGGCAATCATGAGGCGAGGCTGTGGTCCCTTCAACACTCTCCGAATGCGGTCATCTCATACGCCGCAAATCGAGCTATCCAGCACATCGAGGATGGCTGCGCCAAGATCGGCACGAGAGTCATCCCCTATGATGCCGTCTGGCAGGAATACAAACGCGCCGACATCACCTTCATGCATGGCGTGATGTATTCGGAGAACGCCACCCGCGATCACTGCGAGGCATTCGGCCCCGGTAAGGTGATCCACGCCCACACGCACAGGGCCAGCTATGCCACCGGACGCACCCGCAAAAACTCCGAGGGCTTCAGCGTCGGGACATTAGCCCGCCGAAGAGAGATGTCCTATGCCGCCACGAGAAAGCAGACCCTTGCATGGGGGTCTGCGATATGTGCAGGAGAATTTCGAGAAGGCAAAAACCCCGCTTCCCAAGTCTGGCTCTTCACCGGGCCAAGCGAGGGTGAAGACCACGGCTGGCGTCTGCCGTTTTAGGCTCTGCCCTTATTCTGATTATGAAAAAGACCCCAGCAAAGACCGCCAACGACTGGCTTGCCGCAATCATGAGGGAGACCACCGGGGCGACATGCGAGCCCGTCCCCGAGGGGTGGCTCTCCATCGAACAGATGTGCGCGCTCTCGGGAGTCTGCCGCCAGACCATGCAGCACCGGGTGGAGAAGCTGGTGCGGGAGGGGCGGCTCGAGCGCAAAAGGTTCAGCATTCAGCTTAGCTGCCGCGTCTCGGCAGTCTGGCACTACCACCCAGCAAGATGAGCGACACACCACGCACAGATGAGCAAATATGGACGGCATTTCACCATCACGAGATGTGTGATGTCGTGGATAAAGACTTTGCGAGGCAACTTGAAATAGAACTTGCCATCTCACTAGAGAACCAATGCAAGGCACAAGCCGAAGTCGAGAGGCTCAACAACACCTTGGAAAACACAAGAATTTCTAGGGCCACCATAATTGAAGACAGGAATCTTTTAGACCAAGAACTCGCCGCATCAAAGGCCGAGGTTAAAGAGATCCGAGCCGCATTAGGTGACGACCTGCTGGAGTGGAAAATATCAAATTGCACTCTTAGTGCCGAGGTCGAGAGGCTGAAGGCGCAACTATCCCTTTCAACCCCTTCATCCCTGTGAGCGTCGTCACCGAGAGCGAGCAACTTCCCGAGGGCAAGATCCGCTGGGCATTATCGCTCGATGTGAAGATCGACGGCATCGAGCTTCCCTTCAGGCTCCGCTTCGCTACCGACGACCACGAGGACATGCTCGAGGCCCTCGCAGATTTCCATTCTATGCTAATGGACAAGATTCAGCAGCTTCCCGACTAATAGCCTTCAGTCTTCAGCCTTCAGCCTGCCCATCCATGAAGCTCCCCCGCCGACTGAAGCTCACCTACCGCAGCCTCGGGCGCGAAGGGGCTCACGGTCTGGCGATCTCTCCCGACGTGGTGGTGGTGGATCCCAAGCATCCCTCTGCGAAAGAAGCCCTGGACACTAAAATCCATGAGGCCCTGCATCTCTTGATTCCCGAGGCCAGTGAGATGATGGTGAGGGCCTACGCCTCCCGGCTGACAGACTTCCTCTGGAAGGACGGCTACCGGCGCGTCGAGTTCTAGGCTTCCGGCTCGTGGCCGTAGGCCCTGAGAAGCTGGCGGGTGAGGGCATTCTGCCTCTGAAGTTCCTCGGTGGCTGAGGCAATGGCCTTCAATTCCTCAGTGCGCTGCCGGTCGATCCGCTGCTTCACCCCGCCAATCTGCCACATGACGATCAGGGGGAAGAGGGCATAGAGCAACCCCACCACCACTCCGGCCAGGATCCCAAAGACTCCGAAAGCCGCAAAGGCCCCACCGGCATCGGCCAGGAAGAATACGCTATTCATAAGAGAGCATTTGTTCTACAAAGGTAGCCCGTCGGGAAAGGATAAAATCACTGGCTTCGTGATTTTTTCGGTGCCTCA